AGTTCAATTTTTCTGTTCAAGATGTATTCCACAGCATCTAAAAAATCTTCGTCAGTGCAACCATTTTCTAGAAGTTCTATCATAGATAATGAGTTAGGAGGAAGTTCTCTAGGTTCGATTACAAAATGTTTCGGTACAGGTGCTTGTTGAATCTCATCTCGACTCTTCAGTGCTTCCATGGCACATTTAGTAACATCGGCATCACTGACACCTAACCAACGGAATAAGTCTCGAGTATTCTTACTAAGCAGTTTGCCAGGAGCCCAACCCGCTTTAAATCCGCAGTTGAAACAGTGATATTGGAATCCGTTGTTATTGGTAAGAATGCCGCCACGCTTACGCTTGTCAGCCTGTTCTCCTCTATGGTGACAACAAGGAGCATTGAAACTGGTCCAACCGCTGGGTGTGCTCTTTCGCTTTGGAGGTAAGCATGCTGTCAGAGTAGCCTGTATGAGATTCATACAGTTATTTTAGCTTCTATATAGGATCTTGTCAATTTTTCCGGAGGGGTACGATGGTTTGTCCTTACCTGGATTATTGATAGTGCCAGGCGGATAATAGTTGGTTAATGAACCATACTGATTGGATGTTCCGGGAATCCATTTGAATTGAACATAGGTCCAATTGCCTGTCCAATTCACATAATCGATACCTGTAAAATTATCGTAGTTCAATGATTGGACTGTGACAAAGTCGTTATTGACTTGACCGCTGTCTAGATTTTGTACACTTGAATAATTGTTATTGGCATTACCAGGATTGGTTGGACTATTTGATAAACTAACCTGGACCTCCAAGCTACCAGAAAACTCAGTAGCATAGATTGCGGCTGTATGTAATCCTTCATTGCTTTTGAATCCTGCATTAGCTGGAATATCTCCGCTGTAGAATTCGTACCATAGAGCATCTGGATTTGGGTTTCTAAACACTTGGAAACTTGTAATTTCGGCTGTGGGTTTAAGCACCGGGCTTACATCGTTTCGCACTTCGGCAGTACCTGTGATTCCGTAGTAGGTATTAGAGTATGCTGGAATCATGGAACCCTCTTCATCGAGTGCTGTTACACTAAAATTATAAGAAGATGTCTGTAGATCTAATGTATCGCTTTCTGTAATTGACAGCAGGGCTGTACCAAATGTGCTTGTAGTAACTCCGTCATCTAACACGGTTATGTTTTTTCTTAACAGTTGATTATTGTCCAACGGATTATACATGTTGAATACGAAAGTCTTGCCGTGTACAGATACAGCCTTCTGATCGCTGTTCTTGAACTGGAGTTGGATATTGTTTTTCAACCCTTTTTGAATTGTGATGTTGCGTTGATACATGACGTTGTGGACTCCTTGATTTGTATCCAAATCTAGTAATATTTGGTATCGGTTGGTATATAAATAGACTGGTAGTTTTAACATAATACGTATTTATGGCGATATCCAAGAGCGGCAAAGACCAAGAATTTCAGAAGAATTTTCCATTTATTAGTTGTATCAAATGCAACGATGAAGAATATATTGGAATAATCTTAAACCTAGACGGGAATGTCACGAGTATCTACGACTACAGTATTATCCGTAGCGAATTTGAAAAGCAAAAGTTCTTAGAATTAGGCGATGTTTGGTGGTGGGAATCTAACAGAAAGATACCTATAAACATATTTCTAAAAGCAGAAATGATCTACTATAGACCCTATATTAAAACATTTAATAGTAAAGATGTTACGCTGATGTTTGGGCCTAGCGTTAATCTAGGAGAAATTGCTGAAAAACGCATCAAGCGTAAATCAATACAGTTAGTACGTGCTCCTAGGAAAACTCGTAACTGATACCTTCGCAGATAAGATTCATCTGCACAACAATAGCCATAGCATAAGCTACTGCGTGAGCCTTCTTAAAAAAGTATTCATCGTTCTCCGGCTTCATCCAAACTTCCGTCATCACCGTAGTCCAATCTTTCCCAATCAGATAACGTTTCGCGGGGCGAATCATGGCCAAAACTGCGGCCAGTTGTTCTATCGAAGCTGGCTTCATTTGTCTCAATATAGAACCATGCCCGTTCACGTGAAAGAGTAAGTTGACGAAGTCGTCTTGCTGTAGTAGATCCCATAGTGGCTCAGTCTCCATTAATTGTATAAGATGTTCTTCATTCTTAACGCCTGCGTAGATATTCACATTAAGAAAGTCAATTTTAAAATACCCTCTTTCTTCTGCTTCTTCATAATCAATACTGGCATAACCTGTTAAAGGATTGTACGGAATAGAAGTACAATACACACCAGTGTTGTGTTTTTTAAATTTTCCGTCCAAGACAGCAGGCACATGCTTGATCTTATCAAGTATCTTTGTTCTATCGGCGAAGTCAATATCAATATCTGGCATTAAGGTATACCCGCTTCCTTACAAACTTCTTTGACTACATTAGTGTCTGCTTTACTTTTATTAATCTTACTGACCCACCATTGGAAATCTATAGCAGGTGTTAGTATCTCTAGTTGATCTTGATTCAGTCCTTTCAAGAACTCTTTTCCTGATTCACAAATCAATAGCATCCATGGACTGATTTTTCCGTCTCTTAGATTCTGTATGATTCTATTTTGACTAGCATATAAGAAATAGTGTGTCCATACTGTTTCGTGAGTGTCACCCCACTCCATCATTGTACTCAGTGATCGTTGTATAGCAGACTCCGCTGGTTCTATTTTAACCATTTCATAAAGATAAGTTTCGTATAACTCATCTCGACACCAGTGGTCTAATTTGACTCCGCTCTTGATCACGTAGTCGATGAATTTGTCTGGATATAGTGGATTGACATTGTTGACGAAACTGCCAAATTTCACGAAAGCATTGTAGTATGCGCTCTTACAAAAGTCTTCGTACGTCTTGTCTTTCTTGGCACCTTGTACAAGTCTGTAATATCTATTAAATGCAAAGAAACCAGCCTGCACACGTTTCTCGTCACGTTGCATGAACCTGCGTTTTGGCTCACACATGTGGGCATACAGGGTTTTCTCCTGCATAAATTTCTTGCCACAATGTGTGCAGTTAAACGGTTGTTCTGCCAATGCCATCATTCTGCAGGTTCGTATGTTGCTTCAAATATATCTGGTTTACAAGCATAGAACTCTCCCTGTACACCCTTAATTATCCAGTCACCGTCTGTAGCAATATGTTTGACCGTTAAATGTGTGCCGTCTTCTAGGGTTTTGATTTCTGCTTCGGCAGGGCTATCGTCATGCTCCTTGCGGATGTTGCCTAGTGCTTCACCACAGAATTCTTCTAGTTCTGGTATACTATCCGGCCATACAAATTGTACAGCTTCAATTACTACAGGTTTCTTTCTAAATTTCATCAGTTAAAGTTCCATTAATTTTTCTAGCTAGATCGCTAGCATATTTTATTTCGTCGTCTTTTGATGCGAAATCGCCGTTAACATATAATCTTACATCATGCGTGAAATCATCAGTTTCTAAAAACACTTGTTTGTCTTTCGTAACACCCACGGTCCACATTATTCATATTCCTTGCGTTGTTTTTTGTCAAAGCCCATCTTGTCAAATAATTCATCCTTATCTGCTTTAGTCATCATCTTTGCCATCATCTTGATATCTTCCATCTTATATGCCGGATAGAGTTCACATAATAATTTTTCAATCTTGACTGCTTTTTCTTTGGTACCTGCTTTGAGATAAGGATGATAACAGGGGACGCCTGCACCACAGGCCGCAAACAACTTCCATAACAATGCCTTATGATTCTTACTAAGATCCCAGTGATTTTTATTAATCAATTCATTGGTCATTTCTAAGAACCATGCTTGAATATCTGGGTCACCTTGGACGTTTGCTACATAACGCATCAAGACATAGGGGCTAAACTCCTTTTGTTCTTCCGGAGTTAGTTTATCATAGAAGTCGTATACCTTCTTATCTACTGCGTTCAATTCACGTTTGATATCAAGTGGCATCTTTGTCTTTGCTTAGGTGATATATTAGTTTAACACGTTCCATGGCTTCTTGTAAAGTAGGATTGGTTTTTGCCATTCGGCGAATTTCGCCCCAAAGTTGATCTTCTCGAATCTGATCAATTAATGGGCGGCCATCTGCTGTACGTGGATCAAAGTTTGGTTGGGTAGGACCATAGTCCCATCCTATGGCTTTTCGAGTACTAGGATCGGCGCCAAATTCTCGAGCGTAAGTCACACCGTTGTTTCTCTCATAGATATAACGTGCTCCTGGTTTAAGATTTCCCATTTTTTTACCAACAGAGTGTATAATTTACTATTTCGCTTTGGCGGCTAAGTTCTTTTACAAAGTAAGCACACGTTGGCTTTTCGCCTGAGCTTAACGGAGTAGCAAGTAGCTGTCCTGGCTTCATCTTTGGAAAGTACCACTTGACATCTTGGTAGATGTTGATGATGTCAATTTCAAAGAATTCTGGTCGGAAACTGCTCAATGGATTAAAAGTAAATGTTTTGAATCCTCTGTCATTTAAACTGGTCAGAGGCAATACTTCCATCTCAGGTCCTGTTGGATCTCCAACGATACAACACCAATCTAAGGGCATTGTGATTTCATGAGGACCTATTTGTAGTACTGCGGCTGGCCCTGTGAAACTCTCTAAAAATACCAGGGGAAGGTAAAAATAGTCAGGATTTTGTGGATCTGAATTATCCATGACAGCGAACCGCATGTCCTCGTCTATCTCTTCTGGCAAGTCATTCAGATAGAATGTCTTGTTGTCTAGAGTTAATATCTGCATTAGTATTTTACCTTTTCAATCGTAAATGGGTATTTGGCTTCTTTATAGTATTTCTTGCGTTCTGTTAGGTGTCTCTTGGCATATTTTGAATTGGCTGTTAGATCCCATACCTGCACGAAATCCTTATCATCAGCTTTTCTTATTCCTCGTCCAATAGATTGGATAACACGGACAAAGCTCTTTCCGGGCTCCAAAAGGACCATATTAAAGATCCTAGGAATATTAATACCCACAGCGGCCACACCATAAGTCGCCACAATAATTTTGTCATCACTTGTCGCGACTTCACGATCTTGCTCCTTCCTCTTTGCTGATTTTATCTTACCACTGATAAAAACTGCTTCGGGGACTTCATTTATTATAAAGTCACCACTCTCTATCCTGTCAACCAAAACGAGTGTATTTCCGGTTTCGGAAATTTTCTTGATTAATTTAGAAATCCATGCCATCCTGTCTTCATCTGTTACCAAATATTTCAATTCTGCAGGATAGCTTTCAAATTCTTTCCACTCTTGTGTCTGTACTATGTTCACATGACAATTTGATAATACGCCCGCTTCTTGTAATTCATGTGCCTTAACACGATGAACTACTTCGCCGAGACTTGCACGGATATTTTCAAAGTCAATATCCTCTTTTGGTACCGTTCCTGTGAGTCCCCAACGTATAGGTGTTGAAGATAGATTATGAGTCAGCAATTTTTTCAACACCTCGGCTTTGGCCATGTGTACTTCGTCGACCATAACAGTTTTCACGTTTTCAAGCAATTCAGCTAGGGTCAAAATCTCCTGATTTTCTTGGGCATTTTTTGCATTTTTGTCCAAAATATTCAAACTTTGCCAAGTACAGATTGTATGTGTGCGACCTAACTCTTTTCTATCTCCATAGTAAACGCCAACGTCTAACCCAACGTTAATAAAATCTTCTTCTGTTTGTGTGACTAAATCTTTGTTAGGAACAATAGTCACTGTACGACCATATTTTTCACAGATTTTTGCCAGAGTTGCGGTGATAATCGTCTTACCAAACCCAGTGGCGATTTCTTGTATGCATTGGGGATTTTCTAGAAACTTGTTAACTACCTCAACTTGGTCATCGCGCAGTCTAATTTTTTGTCCTGCGAATCTGTGACCTTCTGGCCACGTAGCATCACCCCAAAATTCCACCTCAACTTTGTCAAAATTCAGCTCAACTGAATTCCTTAGGTCTTCGACTTCGATGTAATAACCCCATTGATCCAACAACGGAAGTACACGGTCAAGCAAGCTCACATAGGTAGTACCACCGAGACCAAAAAATGCCGTACAGCCATCCCATCGACCTAATTTATAGGCCGGCATATACCTTGCTTTTTGGTCAAAATACTTAAATTTCTTGACTAGGTCTTTTCTCGTATCGAGATCTAGTCCTTCAATCTTTACATTGACTTCGTCTTTTATTATTATTTTAGCGGTAGCCATAACTTTTTACTTTTGGTTGTGTTTCGGTATAGAAAATCAACGTGTGGCTACTATGCAACATGGTATCCATGGTATAGTGTGTGTTAAAATTGTATCCTAAGTTTATTATAGCATTAAATTTGACATTTGCCTTGACTAATGGCTTGGGTATTTTTACGCTTACAAAAATCGCCTTGGTGTTTTCTGTGATTTCGTTGTTAAGGTTGTTGTCTTTGACATAGATATTGAAATCCCCTTTGCCTTCATTTGGCAGTCTAAACATAACACTGATTTCTTTGTCCTCGATGCCTTGAGATTTCAGGAAAATATGCCAATTAGATAAATGTTCATATTCAGAACCACCCGGTACCACAAATAATAATGGCTGTGCGTGTTTCACTATGTCCTTGAACTCGGTTATCGGCACCAGTTCCCTATCAATCCATAATGGTTGGAGTTTATTAGAATGCTCTAGCACGGCTCTAGTCACTAAACAGGTATTTTCATCATGGATTATGGCATTTAGTTTGTCGTCAAACACGTTAATACCATATTTTCTAGCAAGTAGGCAAACTTCTATCGCATCATCAGTCTCTGGCTGAGGTACAGAGTTATGCGTGTTCTTAAACTTCGGTATTCCGTCCTCTAATACTACCATAGGGACGATATTTTCTAGATTATTTTCTATTTTTTCAATTTGGGCTACATATTCTTTGAATTCATCGTCGGCCTTGAAACCTTTAGGCACGATTGCTTTATCTATGAATTTAATATTGTCCTCGGTGAGGGAAAAAATCCAGGCTTTGAAGTCAGGAGACCACTCTGCTGTTCCATAGCCTTTGACATTTTTATAGTCTTTGATATCTTTGACTATATTTTCGATATAAGGAAAACGAACAATGATCTTTCCGGGCACAGCCGACCTATCTAACTCGACGCTCATGACCGGTGATAGAGCTCTAAACGGTTTTTTATAGGAAGGATTGTTAAGGTCCCAAGTCTTTTTCTTGAAAAATGTAATTAGATCTGGTTCGACTTTATGTAGAAGTTTTAATGCGAAACCTGCCTGCTTTTCGGTCAAAGCATCGCCACGTTCTATCTGATTAGCAATGCTTTGTATGAAATTATCCTCGAAATTGGTAGATAGTTTAAAGGGAGTTTCCCATAACCATCGACCGTTGGCCGCGGTCCTTAAGATTAAATCTTCTATATACATGATTAGATCTGCACATCTTCCATTCCGGCAGTTCTAAGTTTGATAATGTTAGAAACTTGCCATTGTTTGATATCAAGACCTTTAATAATCCCTAGCCATTGATTGCGTAACAAGGCAAACTCGTTAACAATTTTTTCTAGATCGACTACGTCGGCCTCACCGTCAACATACTTTTCGCAGTCTCTGCTACTTAAAGCTCGTTGATAATTTTCTAGATATTTCTTAAACGCTTTTGATCTAGTGCGTCTAAGTTCGATATTCAAATACTCCAGGATTGCTTCTATTTCCTGGAGTTGATTGAAACGCTGTTCGACGATACCAGGAAGGGAAGCACTGGCTCTTTCTAAATTGCCGTATACTTTAATTTCCTTCCTAGCCTCGTCTAATTGAGAATAATAATACTCAATACAATCGGGCAGATGAGAAATATCTCTACTGACCTTATTGTACCACATTAATAATCCTCGTCTTCGTAGCCTGCATTGTCTTCGTCGTAGTCATCTTCATCGACTTCTTCGTCAACTACAGTTTTGATTGCATCATCTAGGTGTGGGTCGTAGCCCATGTATCCACCTAGTGTTGATGCATCGATATCGTTACCTAACAAGAAATCAACATAGTGATTTGCGGCCATATCACGATTTTTTTCGGGGATATATTCTTTAAAAGTATCCCACAGGGTAATAATAAGATTCTCATCCATTATGCTTCTTCTTCCTCTGTTTCAACTGTTGTTGTAGTAGCGACTGCTGAAGCATCCCACTCGTCCATGATAAGACGTAACTTATCTTCTGTCCAGTTCTTACGGAATTCTGCAACAATCTCACCAGTAGACTTACTAGTGTATGCTAATTTATTACCGACCTTGGTCAGTATACCCATCTTTTCGAACATGTCGACCAGTCCTGATGTAGGAGCCATACCTGTTGAATATGGAATCTTAACCTGTACTGTTTCAAATGGTTTAGCATAGCGAGTTTTCATAATCTTACAAGCACTACGAATACCTAATACGTCACTTACCTTATTACCATCTTCGTCTTCCTTCAACTTCAATTTCTTCATAGCAACTACGATAGAACTTGCGTAAACGAAGCCTTGTCCACCACTGATTTTGTCGTCTGGATCAAACATATCTTGGCTAGCGTATGTATGATTAGTACACACCATACCAACATTGTAATTACCAAACATATTAACACAGTTGCGAACAAGTGCGGTTAATGCTTTGGGCTTACGACCCATGTCACCCTTTAGGTCGCCTGCTTCAAACTGATTTACATCAGTCGGAGTTAGCAACATACCTAAAGAATCGATTACAAACAATACCTTAGGACGATCAGTTGGATCCATAGTTTTGTACTCATTCATAAACTCATGAATAGTCTTTGCTACGTCATCAATCATCGCAACGCTTAACTTTAGAAGTTTATCTTCTGAAGTATCTACGCCTAAATTGTGTAACCATTTCTCATCAAGCGCATTTTCTGTATCAACTAGGATGACATAAATCCCTTGCTCTTGTGCGTTTTTAATAATGTTTCCAGAGCAGATATAACTCTTACCTGCGCCCGATTCACCTGCAAACACTGTTACTTTACCTAGCGGAACTCCTTTGAAGAAGTCACCTGAAATAAGGTA